AGAATAGTATTGAAACTGATAATAACGATCTTCAAAATAGTTGGAATCTTGTGCAGAATGAAATGCTATTGGCTGCCAAGACATACTATGATTGGGCAATAAAAAATGGCATTGCAAAAGAGGTTGCTCGTTCTGTTCTTCCTGAAGGTCTCACTATGTCACGGATGTATATGTCAGGAACACTCCGTTCATGGATCCACTACTGTGAACTTCGCATGGCCAACGGAACGCAGAAGGAACATAGAGAATTAGCCACACAATGTTGGAACATCATCACTGAACAATTCCCATCACTTAAGAATGTATTGGAGGCTTAATCATGAATTTAGATCGTAGAGACTTACTACTAGGCTTTTTTGCAGTAGGATTCACCGCCGCTGTTGTCGGACTACCAGAACCAGTAGCCGCAGCTACACCATCGGCTCTAGACCAGATCAATACTCGCAGACTTATAATAATGATCCAAGGTCATATGCGGGATGCTATTGAAGACAACATGTTTGAGTTCAATGATGCGGAACTAAGAAGTAATTTTAGGGCTTGGATGAAATATGTTCTTGACGATTATCAAGCCCGACGGGCCCTTGTGGACTACAGTATCGTATGTGATGAGTCGAACAATACACCAGAACTTATCGACCGTAACGAGTTTACAGCCGATCTATATATCAAACCGACTAAGGGCCTAAACTTCATTCAGTTGACCGCACATGTCGGAAGAACTTCTATTCCTTTTGAGGAAGTATCATTGAAATATGTAAAATCATAACGGAGAATAAAAAGAATGTCTAATAGCAACATACTTCCTACATTGTATCAAAATTTTATTTTTAAATCTAGATATGCTAAGTGGTTGTGGGAAGAAAATCGTAGAGAGAACTGGGATGAAACAGTTGCTCGTTATTTTAACTTTTTTGATGAGCATATCAAGGACAATACAGGCTATACTGTTACCAAAGAAGAGCGTAAGCAACTTGAAGATGCTGTATTGAACCTTGAAATCATGCCATCTATGCGCTGTCTAATGACTGCTGGTGAAGCACTCAAGCGTGAGAATGTTGCTGGCTACAATTGCTCTTATGTTGCTGTAGATAATACTCGCTCGTTTGATGAAATTCTTTATGTTCTTATGAATGGTACCGGTGTTGGTTTCTCTGTTGAGTCTAAATATGTAGAACAGCTTCCTGTTGTTCCAGATAACATGTATGACACTGACACAACAATTTCAGTTGCTGACTCTAAGTTGGGTTGGGCTAAGTCTTTTAAGGAACTTATTCATCTTCTCTATGCAGGTCAGATTCCTCGTTGGGATATGTCTAAAGTTCGTCCCGCTGGCGCACCGCTCAAGACATTTGGTGGTCGTGCTTCTGGTCCAGGTCCACTTGAAGACCTGTTTAAGTTTTGCGTAGCAACATTCAAGAAGGCCGCTGGTCGTCGTTTGAATACATTGGAGGCACATGACATTGTTTGTAAGATTGCTGAAATCGTGGTCGTTGGTGGTGTTCGCCGTTCTGCTCTTATATCTCTTAGCGATTTATCAGATGATAGAATGCGCGTTGCTAAGTCTGGCGACTGGTGGAAAGAAAATGTACAACGCGCTCTCGCTAACAACTCATTTGTGGCTAAAGAGAAGCCTGATGTGGGCATCTTCATGCGTGAGTGGCTTTCCCTCTATGAGTCGCGCTCTGGCGAACGCGGCATTTTCTCTAGAGCAGCGTCGAAGAAGCAGGCTGAGAAGTTTGGAAGACGAGATCCGGATCACGATTTCGGCACCAACCCGTGTAGTGAAATCATTCTTCGTTCCAGAGAATTCTGCAACCTCACAGAGGTTGTCGTTAGAGGAGATGACACCCCAGAAACTCTCAAGCACAAGGTCAAACTCGCATCTATACTTGGTACATTCCAATCCACACTTACCAACTTCAAATACCTGAGCAAGAAGTGGAATGAGAACTGCGCCGAAGAGCGTTTGCTTGGTGTATCATTGACCGGTATTATGGACAATGAGTACACGAATGGTACAAATATGGGTGTATTTTTAGATAAACTATTAGAGGGTCTCCGTGATGAAGCAGTTAAGACTAACAAACTCTGGGCTGCGAAACTTGGTATTCCTGTATCTGCTGCTATTACTTGCGTCAAACCTTCTGGCACCGTATCTCAGTTGGTCGATTCGGCTTCTGGTATTCATGCTCGTCACAGTCCCTACTATATTCGTACTGTTCGCGCAGACAAGAAAGACCCACTAGCAATCATGATGAAGGACATGGGTTTCCCTGTTGAGGACGATATCACAAAGCCTCAGCACACCTATGTCTTCTCGTTCCCGCAGAAGTCTCCTGGTCATGCTGTATTCCGCACTGATATGTCTGCTATCAAGCAACTTGAATTGTGGTTGATGTATCAGCGTCATTGGACGGAACACAAGCCGAGCGTTACTATTTCGGTAAAAGAAGATGAGTGGCCAGAGGTTGGTGCTTGGGTCTACAATCACTTTGACGAAATGTCTGGCGTATCATTCTTGCCATTCTCTGATACAACATATAAGCAAATGCCATATCAAGATTGTACTAAAGAAGAGTACGAAGCATTGGCTGCTAAGATGCCTAAGGAAGTTGACTGGACAAAGTTGGCTACATATGAGAAGCAAGATACAACAACTGGCTCACAGGAATTAGCGTGTGTCGCAGGTGGTTGTGAAATCTAAGGAAAGAAAAATGACGAAAGAAGTAGAAAAGATAAAGTGTAACTTCTGTGAGTCGGAATACAAAGTACTTTATGATTATGAGGCTACGCAGGGCCAACCAAGGTTCTGTTCTTTTTGTGGAGAAGAGTGTTTTGATGACGAAGAAGTGGAACTAGAAAAAGATGATGATTAAGTTGTTTAGATTAATCTTCACTCCTTATATGGAAGCTGACTACGGTGCATACTATCATAGTGGAGTTGGAAATACTGGAGTAGTCGGTGATTTGTTTCATAGAAAACAAGGCAGAATAATACACAACGGTATTGGATATACAGGAGTTTATAATGACTGATTATGCGAATGGATTCAAGGATGGCTTTGCTGCTGGTCTTGAAGAAGGTAAGAAGTTATATAATAAAAATTATCTAGATGGATATAAAGAAGGTGTAAAACAAACTATTCCTCCTCCATATGTTCCAACTACATCACCAAACACTATACTTGGAACAAGAGAAACTTGCCCAAAGTGCGGCATCACAATTGGTGGTGTGATGGGATATGTGTGCAATAGCATTAACTGCCCAACATACTATAATACTTGGACTGGTCCATCAGTCTATAACGATTGGAGTGCTGGTTCGCAAGGTGCTGTAGGTTCTACTGCCATTGACACAGATGTTCCTGGTGCTAACGGTCCTGCTGGTCCAACTGAACCGATTGACTACTCAATGAGGTAACATACATACTCTCGAAAGGGAATTTTGTATGTGGATTTATAACAACAAAGAGATTGGTGATGATGAGATTGAAGGTCATGCTTCATTCGTTTATATCATCACCAATCTCGAAACAGGAAAGAAATATATTGGGAAAAAAATCTTCACATCGATCCAAAGAAAAAAAGTCAAAGGCAAAACGCGAAGAAAAAAAGTCGAAAAAGACAGCGGCTGGAAATCCTATTTTGGATCTAACCTCGTCCTGCTTGGAGATGTTGAGAAACTGGGACAAGATAGATTCCGAAGAGAAATACTAAAACTCTGTAAGACACGCGGCACGGCCTCATATTGGGAAGCCAAGTACCAAATGCAACATGAGGTATTGGAAAAACCAGATGAATACTATAACGACTGGATTTTCGTCAAGGTACATAGATCGCACATTAAGACTTAATGTCGCATTGATTTCGCAGTTGCGAAACACTATATATTAATAGACAATCACACAAGACTTGAAAGGAGTCCCTACCATGATCGCATGGGGAAGAGCAGTAATCGGTGCTATGAACGGCTTTAAGGATACAGGAGAAACTGGCCTGACCAGAATGTTCCGAACAGAATATTCAAAAGAGTACCATTTGATGAAAAAGAATGGTTATGAAATTAATGACAAATTTGTGAGAACATTCTTAGATATGAGAAAGAAGTCTTAAACTACTATTAGTTGTATTCACTACCAAAACCAGCTATACGTCCAGCGTATAGCTGGTATTCTATTTCCGCTCTTGAAAAACCGACTTGCCATCCCCATCTATAGTATATGATGATGACCAACTCCCTCTATCGCAAGTTGTATCGCTTTCTTATTGGACCCATGCGCTTAACGCATAGCAGATATGCGTAAACTGCCCTTGAAAAACCGACTTGCCGATCTTATCTATAGTATATGACAATGAATGAGGATACCATGAGCTTCGTAGTTTTCGAGACTGCCACCACCCGCTACGCTGGAAAGAAGGCCAAGTACAATGAGCCGATTTTCCCGACCATGGCTGCGGCCAAGTCTCACATGACGCGATTGATCAAGTCTGGGAAGTATACGGCTGACCAGATTGCTGTCGCCGACTACAGCTACTTCCATGATGAGATTGAAGCGATTGTAGAGCGTACCAACCTCATGAGCGGGAAGACCTTTTATGAGCGTATCAATGTCCCCTACTACTGCTCGCCGTCGAGCGAAACTTACTGGAGCATGTAATGTCAAATCAAGAAATCCGTGATATGTTTGATTCCAATCCCAACTTGACTGTCTCGCACATTGCGCGCCGCACAGGCAAGTCCACCGCACAGATTGTCAAGATCCTTATGGAGAAGAACTAATATGGAACGCCGCGAATATAACGGTTGGACTAACTACGAAACTTGGCTCGTCAACATGTGGTTCGGTGATATCTTTGCCG